GAAAGATCTGGTGGTATTTCTGGAAGATTAGCAAGAAAAGGATCTTTTGAATCTACTACACAATCTGCTCCTGAGATAGACGATTAAAAAATGGCAAGAAGGAAAAGAGGATCAAGTTCTGATCAACCTATTGGTGTTGGTTTGACATCCAAACAAATGAAGAGGAAAAAACCTGTCAATAACGCTTATCTAATTGACATTGAACCATTATCTGACAATCAAAAAAAATTGTTTGATTCATATGATGCACAAAAAAATATTGTTGCATATGGTTGTGCAGGAACAGGAAAAACTTTTGTCACACTTTATAAAGCACTCTCTGATGTCTTGGATGAGAACACACCTTATGAAAAAATATATCTGGTGAGATCATTGGTCTCTACAAGGGAGATTGGATTTCTGCCTGGTGACCATGAGGACAAAGCAGATATCTATCAGATACCATACAAAAATATGGTAAAGTATATGTTTCAGATGCCATCTGATGCAGATTTTGAGATGCTCTATGGTAATCTAAAGGCACAGGAAACAATTAAGTTTTGGAGCACATCTTTTATTCGTGGAACCACATTAGATAATGCCATAATTATTGTTGATGAGTTTCAAAATTTAAACTTCCATGAACTTGACAGTATTATCACTCGTGTGGGTGAGAATACAAAGATATGTTTCTGTGGTGATGCAAGTCAGACTGACTTAGTAAAAACAAATGACAAGAATGGCATCGTTAACTTCATGAACATCTTGCGTAAAATGCCATCATTTGATATAATGGAGTTTGATATTAATGACATTGTTCGTTCTGGACTTGTCAAAGAATATCTTTTGTCGAAACTAGAGATAAATTTTGATGTTTAATCATATAGACTTAGATCTTAAACCAATTGAGAGAGAAACAGTTGACGGTGTAAGGTATTATAAAATACCTAATGAAGAGGAGTTACTTAAATTAGTATCCATCACATCCATCACCAGTCATTTTAACAAACAGATTTTTCTTGATTGGAGAAAAAGAGTTGGTAACGAAGAGGCAGACCGCATAACCAAAGCTGCCACGACTCGTGGAACAGATATGCATACACTCACTGAGCATTATCTAAAGAACGAAAAGTTACCAAAGGTTCCTCCAATATCTGATTTTTTATTTAAAATATCAAAGGAACAACTAAATCGTATAGATCAGATTCATACTCTAGAAGGTGCCCTATATAGTAAACAACTAGGAATTGCTGGCACTGTTGATTGTATTGCGGAACATGATGGTGAGTTGGCAATCATAGATTTTAAAACATCTAAAAAACCTAAACCACGGGAGTGGATCGAACATTATTTCGTTCAGGCTATGGGGTATGGTTGTATGCTATATGAAATGAAAAATATAGCAGTAAAAAAATTAGTCATTATTATGGCATGTGAAAATGGAGAATGCGTTGTTTATGAAGAAACTGACAAGGCCAAGTATATTCGACTTCTTGGTAGATACATCGACAAATTTGTTAGAGACAAACTGGAGTTTTATGGAACCAAATAAAGAACTTGAAAAGGCAATGGAGAGTAAGTTCTTGACTCCTACGAAGTTTTCGATGGAGATAGAAAAAATAGTTGCCGAAGAAAAAATTAATTACATAGATGCAATATGTCAATATTGTGAAGTCAACGATATAGAGATACAATCTGTGACAAAACTTGTTACAAAACCTCTTAAAGAAAGGTTGAAATATGATGCAATTCAGTTAAACTTTATGAAGAAGACATCACGAGCTAAACTACCTTTATAATGAAAACAAAAGACTTGATGCATTATCGACTTCAGGCAATATTGCGTGAACATACATTTCAAGATTTAGAGTATCTTGGAGTGAGACCTGATAGTATTGGAGTTGATCAACACTGGTATCGAATTGGAAAAGCAGAAGTTCCAGTCGATGCAATTACAGAATTAGAATGTGAAGAGGATGATGATGAAAGTGACACCATTTGAAACTTACCAAACTTATTTGTCGATGAAGAGTCATTTCACTAATAAAAGATATGACTTCTTTAAATATGGAGGTAAGTCAAGAGCAACAATGACATCCTTTAATAAGAGAAAGGATAAGTATTGGTTTGAGAAAACATCCAGAAAGTATTCAGATCAAGAGATTACAGACTTTTTGTTAGCAAATTTCGTAACCACAAATACACCACAAAACTTATGGATTGGAGAAATTATAAATTCTGGAGAAAGAACATACGCAGACTGGATGAGACGACAGCAGAGTTTGACTTACTTATTCAAAGAACAATCAAAAAAATTACTATCGGAAAAAAAATTAGAAGAAGTATTCAATTGCTCGAAAGGTCATCCGTTAATACTCAAAAAGTATCTAGGAGGAGAGATAAGTTTAGAAACTTTCGTAATCTTCGAAAAAATATTTTCTTTTGGGAAAAAATTTAATCGTAAACTTAAAGATCCAGTGTGGGAAACCGTCAGTATGAAAATGAAAAAGTATGTTCCCTTCCTAAATATAAATGTGTTCCAATATAAAAAAATTTTAAGAGAGATTGTAAATGAGTAAATTTTTTGATTCAGAAATCATTCAAGAAGAAATTGAAGAGATCAATGAACTTCAGAAAATGCTTTATGGTAATGTAATGCAATTTCCCAATATGGAACATGATGAAAAGGTGGAACACATTGATTTATTGACAGAATTGTTAGAAAAACAGAAGGTTATGTATACTCGTCTGTCTTTATCTGATGATCCTGATGCAATTAAAATGAAAGAAAACTTACAAAAATCTATTCCTTTAATGGGATTCCCCAGAGGAACTGATATGAATCTGCTCTTTGAGGGTATGAAAGAAACAATTTCAAAACTTAAAGACAACATTGACAAATCATAATTAATCTATTATAATCTAAACATCCAACGAAATCTAATTTAATCCGAGGTATCCAAATGTCATTTGCTAATCTTAAAAAGCAATCAAAACTAGGTTCTTTAACTGCAAAGTTAGTTAAGGAAGTCGAAAAATTAAACACTAACGGAGCATCAGGTGATGACCGTTTGTGGAAACTGGAAGTCGATAAATCAGGTAACGGATATGCCGTTATTCGATTCTTACCAGCACCAGATGGTGAAGACTTACCGTTTGTAAAACTGTATAGTCACGCATTCCAAGGTCCTGGTGGTTGGTATATTGAAAACTCTCTCACTACACTTGGTCAGAAAGATCCCGTATCAGAGTATAATTCTCAGTTATGGAACAATGGAACAGATGCAGGTAAGGATGCTGCTCGTAAACAGAAACGCAAACTTACATATATCAGTAACATCTATGTTGTAAAAGATCCTGCTAATCCTGAGAACGAAGGAAAAGTATTCTTATATAAGTATGGAAAGAAAATCTTTGATAAACTCACAGCAGCAATGCAACCTGAGTTCGAAGATGAGGAAGCGATTGATCCATTTGATTTCTGGCAGGGTGCCAATTTTAAACTCAAGGCAAAGAATGTAGCAGGATATAGGAACTATGATAGTTCTGAGTTCACTACTGTCACTCCTTTACTTGATGATGATGACGCACTCGAATCTGTTTGGAAAAAGGAAAACTCCCTCAAAGAGTTTGTCGATACCGATCAGTTCAAATCATATGATGACTTGAAAAAACGTCTAGAGTATGTGCTTGGTAGTAAGAGACCAACCAGTTCAATTGAGGAGGAAGATACTGATCGTGGTGCTGCTGAAGAGTTAGTTACTGCTGCCGTATCTACTACACCATCATCCGTAAACGAGGATGATGACGATGCATTATCTTATTTTCAGAAACTTGCCGAAGAATAATTAATTAGTTATTCTAGTATTTTCTGTTTTAATTAACTTATCGTTTACAAATTGAGATGATCTCTTATAGGTCATCTCATTTCTTATGTCATTTAAAAATTGTTGTAAATATGTTGGACGAAGAATATCTATAGATCTTTTCTTTTCATTCTCTAGTGATTCATATTCGTAATTTGACACTCCTACTCTAGCAGCGTTTCCACTTACTGTTTTATTTCCATCATCATAATAATCCACGTAATAATCTACCATATTTAAGATACTACCACTACTACTATCTTTAATAGTCCAAGCAGCACCAGACGATGATCCCGTAAGGGTCTCAGATTCTTGAAGTTGACCTGAGTTATTGGATATCTTTAGTTGAGGTATGGTATTATCCCAAAGTTTAACGATGGCAGTTTGATTGGATATAGAACCTGTAACCGTCTCACCAGGTATAAAGTTACCAGAACCTTCAGTAAAATTTATAACTTCGACTGTAGTTATACCATTTTGTTTTTTCTCATCAACTATTTTACCTGCAGGTTGGATTATTACTCCACGACTATTTTTTATCTCCTTTGTTTTATAGTGTTTGATTTTGTTTATTTCAGTTAATCCATATTTTGACACTGTAAAATCGTATAATTCTTTACTTGATAACGGCCACTGATCACGAACATTTATTATATTTGCCGTAATTAAAACCACCCAGTCTAAATTAGATTTACCGTAAATATCTCTTGCAACGGTGTCAGGTCTATCTCCATCACTTATATCATACTTATTAAACACAGAAAAGACATTCTTCAAGTCATCACGTATTTTCATGCGACGAAAAATATTTTTTGCTGTGATGTACGTTTTACTTGATATTCGATTAGAATACGGAGACTGATAAAGTAAATTTGGTAGTTCTCTAAAATAACCCATTAGAATCCAGTTCCCTCCAAACCATCTCCTGTATTGTAATCCTCAGAGTAAATTGGATTCAACTCCTGAAAATCTAAACTCATCTTAAGTGAAATAGGAGAAGTATTATCATATGTAGCATATGTTCCTGCTCCTGTGTAATTAACTGCCATGCCATTTAATGCCATTGGTTTAAATTTGTGTAAAAATTGATGATTTTTTTTCCCAGTTTTGTATGTTAACTGATATACATCTGGAGATTTTATGAAAAGACCTGAAGAGTTTTCATCAAGTGAACCATTTTTTGCATTCATTGTTATTTTCAATGCACGAATAATATTTTTTATTTCTAAACTTTCTTTCTCATCTCTAGGTGCAAAATCAAACTCAAAACTAAAACTTCTTAACTGCACCCCACCAAATAGAAGTTCCATATTAGGATTTAAAATTTGACCACTGTTTCTTGCAAGAAGATCATTTGCCTCGACATTACCACCGAAAGCATTTACAACTGAAGAAGCAAAGACTGCGTTTATTGCAGGAGCGGAGGTTTTATCACTAACTAAATCTTTTAGTTTATCAATTCCAGATCCTCCTGCCTTTTTTAGTTCTTCTATACTATCAGAATCCATAATAGCTGTGGATATGTCAACGGCTGAAGTAATTAATCCATTAAGTTCATTAGAACCCCAAGTGACTCCATTAGAATCAGTTATTGCTTCTGGAATTGGTAGAAAAATTTTTCCAAGTATTTCTTCTTTATTTTTTAAACTCTCTGTGCTAGTATTTGATCTCACAGATTGATTAGAGGATGATTTAAATCCAGGTGGTTGATATTCCAGTACTTTTATTTCTAAATAGTCACTATTCTCCTCCAACCTTGCCATCGGATATCTCAAATTTTTAAATTTCCTACTATTTCCCTTAGCCATATTGTTTTTTAGTTATTTAGCGTGATATTTCCAAAAGGTAGTTCCCTCACATCTGATAGTTCGTCAGGATTGACTTCGTATAACTGTCCAACCAGTTCATTTGTGGTATAATTACGGTATTGACCAATATGTAGATTGATTCCACGGAAACCCCAATCAAAAACATCAGTCACTGCGACTAATGGATTGGAATCAAATTGTATGTTAGGAGTTTTGGCATTGTATACAAACACATAATATTTTCCAACACTTGGAGATGATGTCACCGTGTTATTTAAACTTTCCATTAACTCAATCATTATATCATCAGCATCCTCTGTTCCCAGTAAATTATCTACTACAGACCTTACTCTATTTTCTTTATCATCGGTTGGATAACTATTCATTTCTTGATACCTAGTTCATCTTCTGTTAATACCTTGAACTCCCACATGCGATCCTTACAAAATTCTTTTGCTGCTTCCCATTTTGCCTGATTTTTTGCATACTCATATACTTCATAGATATATCCTTTCGTTTTTCTTTTCTTGACCTTTGGTTCTATCGTTTGTTTTTTTGGTTTGATCTCAATGATGTATCTTTTGATTTTACCATTCGATTCTTTCACCTTGATATAAAAGTCGGGATAGTATCGATGTATTTTATTATCAATTGGAGATCGATAGGGTAACATGATCTCTTCACTACCCCACTCAAGTATTTTAGTATGATTATCACAATAGACCATGAACTTTCTCTCCCAGAGTGACCGATAAACTATGTTTGATGGGTTACCCTTGTATTTTTTGGGGTTGGATGGTCTATATCTTCCCTTATATGACATCTAAATAGATATAAGATAAAATATAAAGTATTTAGATGGTTCGTCCAAAGAAAATAGCAGATATAAAACCGATACTGACAAATGTAGCCCAAACATCTCATTATCAGGTGTTTTTTGATGGGTTATCACCAGATCTTTTTAGATTTCTTGGAAGCAAGGGTGTGAATAGAAGATTCATAACAGAAAATGCTGGATTATTATGTAGTCAGGCATCCATACCTGGTAGTTCACTTGCAACAACTGATGTAATCGGTAACTTTTCAGGTGTTCAAGAAAAATTTGCACATACAAGAATTTTTACTGAATTATCATTACAATTTTATGTCGATAAAGATTATAAGATGGTTAAATTATTTGAACATTGGATGGAATATATCGCAAGTGGTTCTGAAAAAAACGGTGATATTGATAAGAGAGATTTAGGTTACTTCTATCGTATGAGATTTCCTAGAGGTGATTCAGGTTATAAATGTGATAAAACAAAAATTGTTAAGTTTAATATTGATTACAGATCAGAAATAGAGTATACTTTCTTTGGACTATTTCCAATTAACTTAGCGTCCACACAAGTACAATACGGTAGTTCGGATGTGTTGAGAATGAATGTAACGTTTAGTTATGAAAGATATATTGCTGGTGAGGAGACTAGTCTTTCATTCAATAAAAAGAGGAGTGAAAATCTAAGACAAGGATTTGCATAGACACTTTAAAATGAAAATGAACTTTTAATTCCAAAAATCGGGGAAAAAAAATCCCGCAAAATTTTTTATCTGTAAGGATTTTAAAAAACCACTATAAATAAAAATACTGAAGTGTTATAAACATTATGCCATTACCAAAAATTGCAACACCAACATATGAGATGGTTCTACCATCCAGTGATCGAAAAATAAAATATAGACCCTTTTTAGTTAAAGAAGAAAAGATTTTGATCATAGCGATGGAGTCCGAAGATCAAAAACAAATCACTGATGCGATCAAAAATGTAATTAACAATTGTATCCTTACAAGAGGTACAAAAGTTGAAAAAATGTCTACTTTTGATATTGAGTATCTTTTCTTAAACATAAGGGGAAAATCTGTAGGTGAAAATGTTGAGGTTATGATCACTTGTCCAGATGATAATAAAACAAAGGTTCCTGTATCTATTCCATTAGATGAAATAAAAATAATTAAGGATCCTACTCATAATAAGGACATAAAGTTGGATGATAATTTAACTATGAGGATGAGGTATCCATCAATGGCTGAGTTTGTTAAGAGTAATTTTAATCTTGATGATGGTATTACAGTTGATCAATCATTTGATTTAATTATTGCATGTATTGATCAAATATATAATGAAGAAGAATCTTGGAGTTCCTCTGATTGTACAAAAAAAGAGATGGTTGATTTTTTAGATCAACTTAATTCTAAACAATTTAAGGATATTGAGAGATTTTTCGACACAATGCCTAAATTATCACACACAATAAAAGTTACAAATCCAAAAACTAAAGTCAAAAGTGAAATTACATTAGAAGGGTTATCATCTTTTTTCGAGTAGGTATGGCTCATACTAGTTTAGAGTCATACTTTAAAATAAATTTTGCCTTGATGCAACATCATAAATACTCATTAACTGAGATAGAAAATATGATTCCATGGGAGAAAGACATATATGTTGCTCTTCTGGAACAATACATAGAGGAAGAAAATTTAAAACAAAAACAACGTGGCTAAATCAAACATATCCAAAGATTCATTTTTTAACATAGCAGGTAATCCAAATTTGGATGCTGCGGATACTGGTGTTGATCCAACCACAGGTAGAATTTTAAGTAAAAAAGAGAGAAAAGAAATATTTAAAAAGAGAAAAATTAGTGCGAGTAGTGTTTTTGGTAGAAAAAATGACTCAGAATTTGTTAAGAAAAATGAAATAGTGCCAATTGTTTCGGGATTAATTACTGGTGGAATGGCAGAAAAACTAACAAAGGATAAGGATGGTGATGAGTTAGAGTCCGAACCAGAAAATAAAATAGTACAGAATTTGATCGTAAGAATAAATAATAATGCTAGAAAAATAACAACACTTAAAAATATTGTTAAACTTAATATTGATAAAGTATCAAAACTTTTTGCTGAACAAGTTACGACAGTTTCAAGACAACAGGCAGAGGATTTAAAAGATCAAAGATTACAAGAAGAAGCAGAAAATAGAAATAAAAAAGAAAATTTTTTGGAAAATGTTGGAAAATCATTTAAGTCTACACTTTTATCTCCAGTAGAGAAAGTCGGCAAAAGTGCAAAAGGTATACTTGAGAGATTAGGTGATGCTTTTAAAGCACTCTTTTTGGGATTTATCGCAAATAAGGGAATAAAAATGTTCCAAGCGTTAATGGAGGGAGATACAGAAACCTTTAAAAAAATGAGAAATATGATAATTGGATCTGTTGCCGTGGTTGGTGGAATTTTTCTTGCATTAAACGTTGGTTTATCTGCTTTACCAGCTATTTTAGGAGGTTTGGCTACTTCAGTTGTCTCAATTGGTGCTGCCATGTTAGCGTTTTTGGCAAGTCCAGCAGGGTTAATTGCTCTTGGATTAGCAGCTGGTATAGGAGTATTATTTGCCATAAAACAACGAACTAAGGACAAAGATGCTGCTAATAAAGCTAATAAAGATAAATTAAGAGAAGCAGGTGTTGTCAAGGTTGTCGGTGATAGAGGTGCTGATGTGATTCGTGATGGTGAAAAGGTTTTTGTTGAGACAAAAGATTTGACTGAAAAGGAAAAAGCTGCTATAGATGCATTTAAAGATGAGGAAGCACGAATAAAGGATATTACTAAGAAAAAAAATGAAGATGTAAGGGGTACTTTTGATAGAATTACGAATGAGAGAGAATCTATGGATAATCCTGAGTGGGCAAAAATCATGGCTGTGAAGGATTTAAAGAAGAGAGCAAAATTAATAAAAGAGTTTAGAAAAGAAACACAAAAAATAGTTGATGAAGAGAAAAAACTTATTAGAAAAGAAGCAAATGCCAGTTATTCACCATCAACTGAATCAAATGAGAAAAAGATTAAAGTGGATGATACAAGGATTGAAAAGAAAAATGATATAAAAAAAGAATTTACAGAACTTACAGATCCAACAGTAGAAATTATTGATGTAAGCACTGGTAAAAACAGAAAAAGAGATCGAAGAGAAAAAGCTATTGCAACGATTGTTCCTAACATCTCACCGTTTGATCCTGACAATAGTAGTATTTTTTATACTGAAATGCAATTTAATATAGGATAACAAAATGAAAGCAAATATACTAAAATTAGGAGAAAAGATTTCTAAAAAAAGTGATAAAGCTATGCAAGGTATTGTTAATAGCACTAAGAAATTTGGGAAATCAATAAAGAAAAATGCTAGGATAAAACAAAGACTTAGGATTACTAAAAAGAAGTTTTCTAAGAGGATGAGAGAAAGGAGGAAACGTAGGGAAGAAGAATTGCAACTAGAACAACAACAGCAACAAGATAAAGATAAAAATAAAGATAAAGAATCAACAAAAGAATCTAAATCTGGTGGTCCTTTTGGAAGATTAATGAGTATATTACAAACACTCTTAATCGGATTTGTGGTAAATAAATTACCTCAAATAATGGATTTTATCAAAAAAGTAATCAAGGTAATACGTGATATCGTAGATAAATTTAAAAATTTTTTTGATGGGGTCAAAGATTTCTTTAAGCAAATTGGTAATGTAATTAATAAAGCAAAGGAAGTGCTTTCTAACTTATCATTTGATAAAATAAAGGAGAAGGTAGTCGGTGCTTTTGATAAATTTAAAGAGTCTTTTGGTAATATTAAAAAAAATCTGTCAGATGGTATAAAAAATTTCCTTAAATTAAAAAAGAAGAAACCAAAAGAAGAATTGAAAAGAAATTTAAATGAGGAAGATTTAGAGAATAAGAAAAAAACTACTAGTGTTGAGGACATGAGTAAAACATTAACTAGTATAAGTAGTGACTGGAATGACACGGTGAAAGACATTGAGAAGAGAGGTACTGGAGTTGATATTGTTGGACATGAATTTATTACTGAAGAAAAAATAAATACCGATGAAAGTGAAAAAATTAAATCAGAGGATGTAAATACTAAATCTGAAGAGATTAAAACAGGGAAGTTAGAATTAAATTCAAGTGGTGGGGGAGATGCAAATGGAGAAAAAACAGATACAGATTCTAGTGAATTAAATATAAAAAAAGGAGTGAAGGGTGTCAGCAAAGTTGTTGAATCTAGTAGTAGAGAATTAATTAAGGGTGCAGGTAAAGCATTTGAAACCGTCCAGTCAAATATGAAATCTGTGGATAATATAACACCAGAAAGAAGAGGACCAAAAGTGATTGTCACTGGAAATAACAATAAAAATATTGCTAATTCTGATCAACGAAGTACAGGTGGAAGAGTTACGATTGTGAAAAAAGATAATATTTTTAAAAAACTTTTAGACCTAGCTTTAACGTCCTAATATGTCAGCAACAGAAGCATCTATTATAGAACAATTAACTCTAGAATCAAATGATCAAAAGAGAACTGCTGATTTGAAGGGTGGTATAGTCACGATTGATTATTATGAAAGTATTCTTTCGCCGAATATAACTGCAAAGGTAAGAATCATGAACACGGGTGATAGCATTGCACCTAAAGATCCTCAAGATGCAACTAAAACTGATGGTGCTCAACAATCCATATATAATGGATTGCCATTAAGGGGTGGTGAAAGATTGGTCATGAAAGTCGTGGATAGAGGTGAAAATTTTAAAGGTGAGGAAAAAACTGGATTAGATTTTGCATCAGATCCCAAAAAATATTTGTTTGTGTCAAGTATAACTCAAATTATACAAGAAACTCAGAGGGAGAGTTTTTTACTTAATTTAGTATCTAGAGCAGCAATAACAAATGAAACAACTAGAGTAATGAAAAGATATGACACGGTTATAAGTGAAACTGTAAAGAAAATACTAAAAGATGTGTTAAAGGTAGACGAATCAATGTATGAAGTTGAAGATACACTTCTTCCATATAATTTTATCGGTAATTTAAAAAAACCATTTACTACTTTGATTAATTTAGCATCAAAATCTATTCCTAATAAATCAAAAGATGCTTCTGCTGGATTTGTATTTTTTGAAACACAGGAGGGTTTTAAATTTAAATCAATAGACTCCTTAATTGATGGAGAGTCAAAAGCAGAGTATACCTACACCGATGTTAATGAAAGTTCGAAGGATAGAAATAATAATTTTAATATATTAAGTTATAGTGTTGATAAGAATCAAGATCTTGTCGGTAATTTAAAAAAAGGACTTTATTCATTTGCAAGACTAACTTTTAATCCTCTAAACTTTAATTTTACTCAAGAACAATTTAAATATGGGCAAAAAAACACAGGAAAAGATAAAAAAATATCAAATCTTGGGAGAGATTTAGAGTTACCTAAGATATCTGAAGAATCTAATTTAACTCTTGATGATTTACCAACTAGAGTTGTATCACAAATTATTGATGTTGGAGCATCAACAACTATATCAAAAGACACTAATTATGGACCTGAAAAATATCAAGGACAAAACATTGTAAGATATAATCTTCTGATGATACAGAATGTAAGTATGATAGTTCCGTGTAATACAGATCTGAAAGCAGGAGACGTGATTACTTGTAAATTTCCTAAAATATCTAGGGAAGACACTAATGAATTTGATCAGGAAACAAGTGGTAAATACTTAATAAAAGAATTATGTCATCATTTTGAGGCAAAACGGTCATTTACATCCATGACATTGGTGAGAGATACATTTGGCACATATGGAGGAACTTAGATGATAGGAGAATCATTTGTAAAAACAAATTTTGTAGGTAAAGACGGATTTCGTTGGTGGGTGGGACAGATCGCTCCAGCCAATGTGCAGGGAGAACAACTTTCACCTAAGAAAGGTGTCAAATCATGGGGTAATAGATTAAAAGTACGGATTATGGGATATCATCCCTTTGCCAAGGCAGATTTATCAGATGAAGATTTACCATGGGCGAATGTGATGTTGCCTGTCACAGCAGGTACAGGAGGTGCAAAATTTTCTTCATCGATTGCATTAAGACCTGGTGATGTCGTTATTGGATTTTTTCTTGATGGAGATATAGCTCAACAACCAGTTATACTTGGTGCGTTTGGTAGGACAGGGGATGTACCGCAAGATTTACCATCAGAATCATTGGGATTTTTACCATTTACAGGTTACACAGATAAAATTCCACCACCTGATGGCACATTAGATAGTATGGAGGAAAATGATAAAAATACTGAGTCTGATAAAACTGTAGTATTTTTAGATCCAGAAACAGTAGATAAAAAAAATGAAAATAAAAAAGATGATGAAAAATTAGATATATCTGCCTCAACTGTATTAGGAGGATTTTCAGTTCCTGCAGATACTTGTGCTGATAATTTTGTAGGAAATGTTTCTGCTAGTTTGGATAATTTACTTAAAGGTGTAAAGGAAGGAACAGATTTTTTCTCTGATGTTGCTAGTGTTACCAAGGAGATACAAAATTTATCCAATGGTGCTGTTTCAGCAATGACAGAATCTGTGTACTCTAGCATGATTCCAACAATTCAGGGTGGTTTAGAATCATTATATAACGATACTTTTTCTAAAGTATTAGCAACTACTCAAAATAGTGGTTTGGCAAAATTAGCAGGGATTGATGCACAAAAAGCACAGGTCGGTAAGATCGCATCTTTACAAAATAATCTTGATTGTCTTCCAGGTAAAATTGTCAGTGGATTGGATAAAACCATAAGGGGTATGATTGAACAGGCAGTGTTTGAGGTTGTGGATACTGGAACATGTGTCACAGAACAACTTGTTGGTTCATTGTTAAATGGTATTACAGATGACATATCAGACGCATTAGATGCACCTCTCAAAGGTTTGAGTGATGTGATTCCAAAAAGTTTTAAAGTTCAGGATGTCCTTCGAAGTTCTTCTGATGTATTTAAATCGGTTGGTGAAGTGTTAAGTTGTAACCAATCAAGTGGTAAATGTGTAGGTCAGATTAAAAAATTCTCAATTGGATATGGACCTCAAAGATCGTTTGATCTGAAAGATTCTTATGATAATGTTCTTAAAAATATGAATATTGCAGATACACTTGGCGCAGATAGTGGTCCTATTACAAAACCTGATTGTGCAACTAAAACATTTTGTGGTCCACCAGTTGTGAATTTCTTTGGTGGTGATGGTATTGGAGGTATTGGTAAAGTTATACTAGGTGATATTGTTGATAATGTAGAAGGATTGTCTGATGTAACTGCTGATGTAAGTAGAACAGCAAGTATTATCGGTGTTGAGATAACAGATCCTGGTGGTGCATATTTCTCATCACCCCCTGTTATTAGTTTTGAAGATCCATGTAGACAAGGATATGGTGCTGTTGGAAGAGCCATTGTGGACTTTAATCCCAACTCTGATACATATGGTCAAATCACTGGTGTTGATATTATATCTGAGGGAGAAAATTATCCGTCATCTACTACTGATGAAGTTATTAATTCTGATGATATTCCAGTGGGAGTTATTAATACAAAAGTAACAACTGGTGGTTCGGGGTATGGTGATGATACGACTGCCTCTGATGGTAATGTAAATTACAATTTGGTTATTGATAATGGAAAAATAATATCTGCAACTCCGATAAATAATGTTAAGATTACTATAATACCTAGAATTGTGGTATCTTCATCTACAGGTGTCGGTGCACTTATTAAACCAATCATCGGTAGATTGCCACTCACACCACAAGGAGAAGTAGTTCAGGTAATTGACTGTGTGGGACCTGAAACTAATAATTTGGTGGGATATGTAAATGGTAAACCTTACTACGGTCCTTATCATTTACATCCAACAAAAGGTGTGAAAATGGTGGGTATCGCACATACATCAACTCCACATGAAATAATTTATGATACTCCAGAGCAAAGTTTTGCCCCTGTCGCTGTTAGTGTCGCAACAACCACTATTCAGGAATCATCAAGTCAACCGACGATTACACCAACATCACCAATGACTAATAATACATCATCTCCAAGCACACCACCAAGTAGTCCACCACCAAGTAGTCCACCACCAAGTAGTCCACCTTCAGGTGGTGGTGGATATGGAGGAGGTTACTAATGGGAGAAAGAACAAATCAAAATTGGGAAGGAAGATATTGTGAGAGTAGAGGTCCCAAGTATAGATTAGATACTGCTAATCCGCAAATGGGAACTGATGGCACACAAGTTTTCTTAAGATATGCTGTCACAGATGATAAAGAAACTAATGTTGAAGCATTAAGTGAATCTGGTACTTACAGACTTATTAATGAAAGAACAATTGAAGTGATTGCAGGATCAAAAAATAATCCCAGTGATGTTGGAATAAATATCGAATCAATTAAAGGTAATATCAATATTACTGTAGATAAATTAGGAGATATATTAATTTCTGGTGGTAGTGTCAGTGTTCAAGCAAAAGAAGATATTGATTTAAAGGCAGGAAGAAATATAACTCTAAATGCAGGATCAAGAATTCTTCTTAGAGGTATAAGAGTAGATGCTTTTGGTTTTTTGGGTAATTTAGTCTCAAATACGGTTGGAACATGGTTACAACAAATATTTAAACCAACATATGTTGGGGAAGATTATCTTCGAAATCCACCTGAAGGTGATGAATTTTTATCAGAATCAGTTGTGCCTGGAATCGGTGATAATCCAATTGATATGAATAATTTAAAGAAACAAACTGCGGGTATAACAGAACAAATGAGGGAAGTCGCAGATAAGATTGATCCATCTTCCCTTGAGAGTGGATTAAGGGAGGCAACCACTGATCTTCAAAATCAAGCAAAGGGAATCTTTGATTCATTTAATTTAGGGAAATAATATGACCAATTTAAATGTTACGGGTAATGAGGCACAGTTTAATGAAAAGGTAACCTTTTTAAAGGATATAGATTTACAAGGAAATTTAGAAATAAAAGGAACAATAACTGTACCTCCTCTTGCACAACTGACAATTGATAATTTAACCGTATCTAATATTTTTGGAAATCCAGAAACAACATTTAATAATAGAGTAAATTTTTTAGATACGGTTAGTTTTGCAGAGGCACTTTCATTTACAGATTTAGAATTAAGAGATCGATTAGGAGTTGGAGTTGGTGGAACTGTTTTAGTAGCAGACAGTAGATTAAATCCTGGCAAAGTTGGTATTGGAAGCACACAACCAACAGAATTATTAGATGTGGGTGGAAAGGCAAAGATAATTGATTTAGATCTTCGAAATTTATATGTTGCTGGTTTTTCAACATTTGTTGGTGTATCTAGTTTTCGAGACGATGTATTTTTTAATGGATCTAGTGGAATAACATCTATCAGATTTGATCATGATGCTAATTCTTTAAAATTTGTAACTGGTGCCAAGGCAGTTTTTGGTGCCGATGGGAGTAATACTGAAGATCTTGAAATATATCACGATGGGGATCATAGTTATATTAAAGATATTGGTACAGGAGATCTTAAGATTCAAACTAATAATCAGGTAACAATTGAAAATAACATTCCTGGTGTCTCTGGTAACCAAAGTCTTGCTAAATTTGTCAGTGATGGTGGAGCTTCACTTTTTTGGAGAGGTGCAGGTATTACAGGCAAAAAATTTCAGACAACTGGAGTCGGTGTCTCAGTTCTAGGAGATTTAATTGTTCCTGATGTTGGAGGTAGAGTATCAAGAGTTGGATTGGGAACAACTTTCCCTGCTAATCCTCTTTCTATAAAGGATCTGAATAATTCATCACAAGGAGAATTAAGACTTGATGTAAAAGGAAGTATTTCAGTAAGTCGAAACATTTATGATTCCTCTGGTTCACCTGGTGAAAATAACTACTGGTTAAGAAGAGATTTAAATGGTATTAGATGGGTACCACTTACACCAGCATTTGATGAGGGTATATTCATACAGGATGAAGGACAATTTCTTCCTACTGATGAAAATCATCAGACTATTGGTGCTGCTGTTTCTTTTTCAACCATAAATTTTGTCCAGAAAAATAGTCTGGGAGAGGGAACAGATACACTAAGACCAACTGCAGCATTTGCATTCACTGAATCAATTTCTAATCGAACAGGAACTCTTAACTCTGGTAGTAACACCATCACTGGAATCACTACTACTGATATCCAAATCGGACAATTCGTAGTCCCTAATGTTGCTAATCCTACTTCTATTCTTGATGTTGATGTTAAAGTCACTGCTATTGGCACTGGTGAGTTAACATTATCTAAAAATAATAAGTCAACCACACAAACTAATATTGGATTTAACTTTGGTGTTACTACATTCAGTGGTTTAGCCACGGTATTTACGAATGATTTGTGGGGTCACGTTGGAAATGCTAATGATGCATCCATCTACAGGATGTCAAAAGTTGGTGTTAATAACAATAATCCATCTTACCAAGTAGACATAAATGGAACTTTACATGCGGTAGGATTAGTTCAGTTTGATAATACACTAACAGTTAATAAACACACTGAATTAAAAGAAACCCTAAATGTCGGTCTTGCTGCCACATTTAATGATGATGTAACAATCACTGCAGATGGTAAATTCTTCAAGATACAAACAGATGCGGGGGTTGATAAATTTACCGTTGATACTGATGATGGAAATACAGATATAAAAGGTACATTAGATGTAACAGGAGCAACTGATCTCAAAAATACTTTAGATGTTACAGGAAAATCTAATTTTAATAATACGGATGATGCCACAAGTTCCACTTCTGGTGGTTCTGTAACCATAGATGGTGGAGCAGCGGTAGCTCTAAAACTATTCGTTGGAAGTGATTTTGATGTAAAAGGAAATATACAACTTGGTGATGCTAGTAGTGATTCATTAACTGTCG